GCCCTCGTCCTCCAGTTCCTGCTTGAGATCCCGTATCCTCACGAACGACCTGCCCGTGGTGTCTATGATCATGCCCAGTTTCTCCCCCTGGTAGTGCTGTTGCTGTTTGCCCACTATCTGTTTTGATCGCTGTCTCAGTGGCTCCCTCGTGGGCTTCTCCCGGTCCGGCATCTTGAAGTCCAGTCCGCCCTTCCTCATCAACATCTTGAGAGCCGCGTCGGGGTTGACCTGTTTGAGACCATAGAACACCGAGGCCAACTTCCTGGCGATGAACGTCTTGCCCGAGCCCGCACCGCCGGCGAAGAATATGGCCCTGTTGGTGTAGGGGTCGAACCTGCCTTCTATGATTTCACTGATCAGCATTGTTATTTCTTTTCTTTTTCTTTTTGTTCAAGAATCATGTTTAACTTTTGAGTTAAACGTATCATGTCGTTGTCCAACATTCTCACTCTGTCAATCAGTGCAATCAGTGTGGTGTTGGCTTCACCCAACACAGGTTTGATTTCTTTGGTGACCCAAGTCCAAACATAATAAACAAAATAGCCCAAACCAAATGCGGCTACAATTGGGAATCCAAATTCTTTTATCGCATTGGCAAGTTCTATGGTGATCATCTAGTCTTTCCTCGCATCTTCTTTGCCTTCGTTGGCGGCAAGTCTATCCACATTGGGTTTAACTCCTGTCACGTGTGACAGCAGTGCATCTATCTTGACCAGGTCATTGTTCATGGTCTGCACTCTGTTGTCCAGTGCCTGTATGATGTTTTTAAGACCATTCACAGAACCTGTCACAGTTGCCAATATGAATTTTAAAATGATGAATATGAATACACCTGATGCCACAGCACCAGCAATGGGAAATCCTACTTCTGAAACAAATTGTAAAAAGTTCATTATGTAGGTATTTATCTACCTAACAGTGTATAGAGTAAACCTACTATTAAAATTGCTGATGGAATAGCACTGGCAATGATCAACGTCTTGTCTTTGACAGCCTGTTTGGCTCTCTTTTTGGCTCCGCTGATGCCGTATGTTACACTTTTCCATTCGCAGTGGTTGTATGGCCACATTTATTTCTCCTATCACCCTGGGCCCGATATTTCTACCAGGCCCTGAGTTGTTGTGATTGATTACTTCTTGATACCGTTGAAGAAAGTTTCTGTGAACTTCTGAACGTTCTCTTGATACTGTTTGAAGTTTTCTTGAATTGCTTCAGGCTTCATTGACTCCTGAACTTTTTCATTGAACTTCTTCACATTTTCAACCAACATCTGAGTGTTCTCACCAATTGAAGAGCCATTAGTTACAAACTCGTTGAACTTCTGTGCTGTTGCAATGATGTCCTCTGCTTGGATCACAGGGTGCTTGAATTCAGTCACCACTTGGTCTCCATCTTTTCTCACAGATGTTTCGAACTCATTTAGTTTGATTGAGTAATTGAACTCAGCGATCTGTTTCGCAAGTCCTAATAGATCGGCTCTGATTTCGTAGCCGTTTCTTGTGTTGTTTGCCATTGTTTTTCTCCTTTTTTGTGTGTTTGTGTGTTGTTATATCACAATGTAGCAATAATATAACACGTTTATTTATGTGTGTCAAGCCATCAAATTAAAAGATTGACAACCAAAATAGCATCTGTTATACTATGAACACTTACTTTATTATTGTGGTGTAATCGGTAAATAGTAAAAAGCAGGGTAGAACTATGAAAAAACGTACCAGAAGCATATTGGATGAGTTGCGAAATATAGGCAGAATCAACGACACAGAAGCCTTTATTGAAACCACAGGCTCCAACATCATTGAAAGTGCTGTGAATCTATTGAACACCATTAGAGAAAACTATCCAGAAGAACAAGCACAGGAATTGGAAAGACGTTTTTTAAATTCTATTCGCAACAAAGAAGCAAAGAAATTTCAAGTGGGTGTGAAGAAAATAATTGAAAGCAAAAAATCAAATGATTCTTAAAGAAGGCGGAAATGTATTCAAAGATCCCAACGGACAACTTGCCACTCAACGCATAAACAAAGCGGATGTGGCTCCCACTCTTGCCTGGTTGGAAAAAATCACTGGATTAGATTTACAAAACAATATGCTGGGCACCACAGGCAAAGCACCCACATCAGGTGACTTGGATGTGGCAGTGGATCAAGCCAACACAACCAAAGATCAATTGGCAGACAAATTGAGCCAGTGGGCCATACAGAACAAACAAGATCCTAAACTGTGGGTTAAGAAAAGCGGAATATCAGTTCACTTTAAAACTCCCATCAGAGGCAGTGCCAAGAATGGATATGTACAAACAGATTTAATGTTTGGTGATCCAGACTGGATGCGTTGGAGTTTACAAGGTGGTGAACCTGGATCGGAATACAAAGGTGCAGACAGACACGTGATGATGGCTTCCATTGCCAAGCCACTTGGATACAAATGGAGTCACAAAGCAGGACTGTTGGACAGAGAGACCAATGAAGTGATCACAAAGGATCCCAACAAGATTGCTGAATTACTTTTAGGTAAAGGAGCAACTGCTAACGATCTCAACACTGTGGAAACCATACACGCAAAAATTAAAGGAAGATCTGATTACGATCAACTGGTGGCTGATGTGAAAGATTCATTTGCCAAGATGGGTAAAACATTGCCTGAAAGTATCACAGGTCCAATCAGTTGGTTCAGAACAATGATCAACAGATTGAAAATATGAGACTGGTAGAATTCAAAGAAACAGATAGAAAAAATCTAGCACTGAAAGAATCAAGAATTCAACACGCAGAAGATTTAATTTTCTGGGAAGGCTCACGTGGTGCGTCTAGAGCCATTCAACAGTTGGAGCAACTGACCAAGAGCACACAATCACTCACAATCAAATGGGATGGTTCACCTGCTGTGGTGTTTGGAAGAAATCCCAACGGAGAATTCATATTCACTGACAAAGCAGGCTTTGTGGCAAAAAGTTATGATGGCAGAGCAACCAATCCAGAAGACTTAAAAGGTGCTATCACATCCAGAGGCAAAGATCCTACCAAGAAAAAAGCACAGGCACAGTATGCCGCCAAGATGGCTTCAGTGTTCAACACTGTGGCAGAAGCAGTGCCAGAAAACTTCCAAGGATATTTTGTGGGAGATATGCTATACTTCAACACACCAAAGAAAGCAGGCAACAATTTTGTGTTCAAACCCAATGTGGTTGAATACAGAGTGAATGTGAACAGCGACATAGGAAAAAAGATAGCACAAAGCAAAGTGGGAGTGGTGATACATCACACCATGACTGAAGATGGAAAAATACTACCCATCAAAGATTTAGACATGATTCAAGGTTCAGTGTTGGCAATACCACCAACCACTGTGAACAAGAAAGAATCAATTCAAGTTAAAGGGTTGGATCAATTGAAGTCATTGGTACAAAACAGTGGAGCAGACATTGACAAACTGTTGAACAAAAACAAATTGACTCAGATGAAATTGACAGATATGCCCAACATATTGTACACCTATACCAACAGCAAAGTGGACACAGGATTAACAAGACTGGGAGAAGACTTCATACAATGGTTGCAGAACAGTTCTGTGAGTGCACCTAAAAAAGCACGTATCACAGAATATGTGAAAGGCAACATGACAGCATTCAGCAAACTGTGGATTTTGGTTGGCGGAATAATGAAAGTGAAAGACAACATCATACAACAGTTGGACACAGCACAAGGAGATATCTCAGCCACCATCAATGGAAAACCAGGTGGAGAAGGTTATGTGTTGGGATCACCAGAAGGCAACATCAAATTGGTCAACAGATCCGGCTTCACTAAAGCCAACAGAGCGATAAATAGATAAGGAGAACACAATGAAAGCAAAAGAGTTTATTAAAGAGTTTAGAGATATTGACCCAGCAGACGATCCAAATGCGGGTATGGACAAAGAATTCAAGCAGGATTCCATATTCAATCAATTGGGCAAGATATTGGACAGTAGAGGCAATCCAAATCCATTAGACACAGTTGTGACTGATGATGGCAAAAAGTTCAAAGTTTCTATGAATCAAGCCACAATGTTGAGAAGACTGCTGACTGCTCCAAGTGTAAAACCTCAAGTTAAATTACAGTTCACAAAAGACCTACAACAAAGTGAAAAACTTGAAAAGTTCTTACAAGCAAAAGACATGGTAGAATTGTTTATTTCTATGTACGACATAGAACAATCTGAGCCAAGTCATTACGACAAGTTCGACGATTAACACAGGATTTGTCTGTTCAAATTATGACGACAAAACTTACAGAACCAACTGAAAACACATTGGACTTTTTGAGTTCATTGTTTGAAGCACGTATGACTCGTGACTCCGGTGACCACAAGGTACTCACTTACACAGACTGTTCAGAGAGATTGTATCTCACACTGTTGATACTGCAACTGCTTAATCAATATCCCACATACAGACAATTGGCATCCAAATATGCTAGAGACACCAAACATTCAAACTACAACAGATTCAGAATGTATTCCACTGACCTATACAATTTTGTGTATTTTGTGACAGGCGATGATGAAGCATTAAACAAGTTGAAAGATCCAGAAGGAGCCAAGGCAATGCGTAAAAGAACATCATTCCCCACAATGGCATTCAACAGATACATCATGGCTCTTCAACAGGGTTTGATTGCTCCCAGCACCATGCAGGTGTTCTTAAACATTGAAAATGGATTGCGTATTGTGAACACAGATTACAAAGCCATCAGACGAAATCTTTTTCAATTCAGCACAATCACTGAACGTGAAAAACAGAATTTGGTAACCAGACTGTTACACGCGGCAAGAGCCAAACTGAGAAGTTCAGACATCATAGAGCATCTTGAAAAATTAGCATCAGATAGGAATCTAGAAACAGGCAGAGTGGATGATAGAGAACCCACAGTCAGCACACCAGACATCAGCACACAAGGCAGAGATCTTGCCATGTATAGATACTTGGTGGGAGGTTCTAACATTGTGGCAACCAAACGTTTCATAGACTTGGCATTGGCTGGTAAATCAATTCCCAGCAGTGTGGTTCAAGCCTATCTACCTGCAATCAAATTGATTGATGATATTGTTAAAGCAGGACCATCTCATGTGAGTGTGCTCAAGGCATTACAAAAACGAGCCCAAAAGAGCCGTAAATAATATAGTAGCACACAAATCTTACCAAAAATCGCTAAATATCTTTAACCAATCCACTGAGCGTGGATGGCCATTAAAAAAGAGAAAAAAAGGAGAAAAACAATGGCAACATTAACTTCAAATGCAAAAACAGTAGCAGGTAACGGTCTAGGCGGCAAAACACATATCGTGTCAGTTGGCGTAGGCGGTGGTGCTATTTCACAAGCACAATTAGATGGTATCATCCAAGGTATCACTTCAGGTGCTTCATTAGTGAATGCTAATGCTAAAACCGATGCTTTCACAGTAGCGGCAGTAGGTTCATTTACACCTGCTTCATCTACATCAGTGAAACTTGCTTTACAAGGCACAGGCACACCTAACACAGCAGACGCAGGCGAATACTTCGCGGCGGCTACTGTTGCTATAGATGTAACTTTCGGCTAATAGTTTTTAGTTGAATAGTATTAGAAAGAGCGTTCAGGAAACTGGACGCTCTTTTTTTATGACATATAAGTAAATGTGCTAGGAACAACGGCACATGAGATACAAAATATTATCACTACTGGACATCACAAAGACAATGGCAAGGCGTAATCGTTCTCAAGACGACAAAGCAGTTGATCAATATGGCAACTACATGACATTTGAAAATTCACTTCAATTGCGATCCAATGTGAATATTGTGTCAGGTCCTGTGGCTGATAAAATGGACATCAGCAATTTGAAATTTGGTGATGCTTACAAGGGTGAACACACAGTTTGGACCACAGTGATAGAACCAGATTTTCCAGATGCTGTGAAACAAGAATTCTTAGAAGAAGACTTTGATCTGATACCCATGATCATAGGACTGGATGAAACCATCAACATCAAAACTGGTGTGTTCAGAACCACAGATCCAGATTACACCAATATTTTATTCATTAAACAGATAGATAATGAAGCATAGAACAGTATAAATAAATGTATAAGGCACAATTAGGCACAGACAATAGGCATCTTCCACGAGCAACACAATTGATAAACTAACCGGAAGAGAGAAAAAAATGGCCACTGAGCTGGAAAAAACGAATCTAGAAGCACACGTTGATTTGTGCGAACAGAGATACAAGAACCTTGAAACTCGTTTGGAAAAAATCGAGGAAAAGGTAGAAAACATCCACGAAGATATCCAGTCAGGCAACAAGAGCATGATCAAGGTGATCATCGGAGCAACTGGTACAATAGTTGCTGGATTGTTAAGTACCATTGTGGTACTTCTCATGAAGTTTCCAGGATAGCACAAACACCCCCCACAACTGCTAAATATTCACATAGGGTGGATACAGTATGAAAATTACAGAAATTGTTGCAGAATCGGTTGTTCAGATTTGGTCTCGTACCAAGGCTGGCAAAATGGTTCGCAAGTATAGATGCACAGCAGGTCCACGCAAAGGCAGAATTGTGAGTTCACCAGGAGTGTGTACTCAACCCAAAAGACTGAGTTCAGTGATGTCAATCAAGAAAGCCAAAGCACGTCGTGGTTCTGCGATGAAAGTGAAAAGAGCATTCACCAAAAGAACTTCTGCTCCCAGTGTGAGATTGGGTGCTTTGAACAAACAGAGAGCCAACCGAAACAGACCACCTAGAAGATCAAGTCAAAGACACAGAGGTGCTTACACTAGAAAACCAATCAAAACAAGAAGATGAAAATAAAAGAAATTACAGAGACGCCATACCTACAAAAAACGCTGAGTCAAATCAGTCAACAGGTAAAAACCGGTGCACCAGTTCCACCCAACAAACTGCCAAAAGGTCCTGTAAAGTCAGCACAGGTAAAAGCACCTGTGAATCAAATGAACAAACAAGCCACACAAAAGTTGGTCAAGCCAGGTGTTACCATGCCTATGCCAACAGGTCCAAACAAAGAAGTAGATTATAAAGTTGATCAAGTCAAAGGTGATGAAGTCACACTGAAAACCAACAGACCAAATCAACAAGCACCACAATCGATCACAGTAAACAAAAAAGATTTAGATCCTGTGATCACTAACATACAACGTAGACAAAAAGCACAAACCAGATAATGAAGATAAACGAACTTGTACAAGATTTTGTTATTCACGCAACCAACGAGGAAAAAGCATTGTTGGCTAAATTGAAAGAAATAAAACAATTGGATGATTTTTTAGAAAGAGATCAAGAAGTGATACGTAATCTTATTAACAAGAGTTTGGTTAAACGCATTAATCAAAAAGACAAAACACTGGTGGTGGCTAATGGATCTGCAAAAACTATCTGAACAACTAAAATCATTTATAGATGCTCAAGCAGAACGTATCTGTATGCCCATTCAACACGGCAACAGTGTGCGTATCAAAAACTATGTGGTCCGCAAGAACAATCATGGGTTACATCTGCTGTATGACATCAAACAGCACAAACAGATAGCAACCACATTTACCAAAACTGCGGCATTGGCAATGGCTAGACAAATGGCTCAAAATAAATCAGAATACATACGTTTTATAGGTGCTACTGATGATCAAATACACCACAAATACAATGAATGTGTGTTTTACAAGCACACAATAGTCAGAACCGACGATGAGATCAAGAGAGAATCTGCTAAAATACGATATGATATCGCATGGGAGGATTTACTCAAGTTAAGAGACACCCTGGACGACTACATATTTGATAAATAAATTAGCAAAGGAACTAATAGATGAAAATAGAGCAATTTAGACACCAAACAACCACAGAACAGTTGAATGACAGACTGGCAAAAGTGTTTGGATCAGCAATCAAACTGGATCAATTCACAGATGAGCAATTAGAATCTGCTCAATCAAGCATTGTGAACAAACTTGCTCAAATTGAACAAACAGAGTCCTTTGATGGTTTAAGCCACAACGAAGATTATCACAAGCAAAAAATGTTCTTAGATGTGATCACATCTGCTATCAATGACAGACAGATTGCCAAAGAAGGCTATTTCAAAAAAGTGGATCAAGCGGCAGAAGAAATGATCGGCGATTATTTTGACGCTGAAAAAGAATCACTCAAAATGAAAAAAGACATGGTGATTGCTGACATCAAATCAAGAGCAGGCAAAGAAGATGCTGACGTGATCAAAAAAGCAATAGAAAAAGTTGAAACAGAATTTGAAGATGATGGTTCAATGAAAGAACCAGCATACGAACCAGAAGCAATGGAAGGCAACGCATTTGCTCAAGCAGTACAAAAAGCCAAAGCGGCAGGCATGAAAAAAGGAGATAAGTTCAAAGTAGGCGACAAAGAATTCACACTTCAAGACGCAGAAGACTTATTACAAAAAACTATGAATGAAAAAGCAAAACCAGATTATATAGACATAGACAAAGATGGCAACAAAACAGAGCCTATGAAAAAAGCAGTTCAAGACAAAAAGAAAAAAGCAGTCAAAGAAGGCGCAGAAGAATCTGCTCAGTTGGTGATGGCGGCTAAAGACATGGTGGACAAAATTACAGGATGGATGGAAGACACAGCGTCCATGCAGACAGAGTCAATGTTGGAATTAGCAGACGCAATCAGAGATGAAATGGGAGCAGAACAATCAGAAGCATTTACAAACTCAGTTAAGCCAAGTTTAGAATCTTTATACACCTCACTAGAAGCAACCAGAGAAGCACTAACAGGTGGCGTAGCCGTCCTGACAGGCGAACAAGCACCAGATACAATTGGTGCGGATAGCGATGCGGAAGAGCCTGCTATGGAACCTTCAACTGATGACGATGCTGATATGGATATGCCAGATCAAGCAGATGACTTCGCGGCAAGCGAACCAGCGTCAGGTGGAGATGAACCAGCAGACAGAGGCAAAAGAGAATCAATCATAAGACTGTCTAGAAGACTTGCTGAAACACTTTCAACAAAGTCAAAAAAAAAGGCTTAATTTCTGAAGCCTCTGGCACAGATTTAATTCGCGTTCTAAGAAATCTAATCAGCAGTGCTGACGCACAAAATCAAAAAGCATATTTGAGTTTTGCGGCTTTGAACAGAATTTTATCTAATGTTGGAGGCGTCAGTGTCAATCACGATGCTTTCAAATCAGCATACGATTCCAATCCAGCCATAAAGAAGATGGTGAAAAATTTCGATCAGTCAGGCATCACACTGGACACAGATGCTGAATCTCCAGATATTCCTACCAAGAAAGGTGCTCGTTCTTCCAGTCTCAAAACAATGGCAAAGAGAGCAACCAAAAAACGCACATAACACTTGACTAATTCACTGAAGTGTTGTAATATAAATTATGACTAGAACCAAAGACGAAATAATTCACGACGTAAATTCCGTAATGGAAAAATATATCAACAACACTGTGGCACAACATGGTGGCATGGTTGAAGTAAAAGATTTTGATATGGATACAGGCAAATTGACCATGATGATGAAAGGTGCCTGTTCAGGATGTGCGGGTAGCACAGCCACTCTTAAAAAAGGAATTGAATCCACAATGAAGCATTATATTCCTGAAGTCAAATCTGTAGAAGGTGAAGATGATCCAAATAGTGATGTTAAACCTTATTATGAATACAATCAATGGGAAGGACCATCCTACGATAACATGTTAGACGAATTAGACAGACTATCTACAGAAAATGACAATGAAAATTAATCCTATCTTTAGCAGTTTTATCGCAGTTGAAAATATAGACATTTCAAACAAAGATGAATTAGTGAGTTGGTCCAAAGAAGAAATACATCATGATACCACACCAAATTATAAATCCACAGGCACAAATCATCTCAATGTAAATGAACCTGTATTGAAAGAACTTGTACAAAAAATTGAGAATGGATTTAACAATTTACACAATCAAATAGGTTTGAGAAATACCCACAAACAAATAGTTTCCAGTCTTTGGGTAAATGACGGCAGTGCCAACAGTGCCATTGAAGCACCTCATAGACACGTGGACGGAGTTTTCAGTGCGGTGTATTGGCCCATAGCAGATACTGGATGTGCTCCACTTACTTTTATTAATCCAAACAATCAAATGAGTTATGTGTTTAAAAGTAATTTAATAGAACACATGAATGAATTCAATAGTGACAGAGTAGATGTACAGCCACAACTAAATCAATGTGTATACTTTCCATCATGGCTATGGCACTATGTTAGTCATGCGTTGAGTAAAACTAACAACAGAATGAGTTTTGCATTTAACAGCGAAGCAGTGAGTAAATGACTTTAATTACAAACAAAATAGATTACAAAAAACTATCACGAACTTCTCTTAATGGCAAAAGAGTTTATCAGTGTCCAGATGGCAGTGCTGTGGCGTCAGTGACCACCATATTGGATGCCACCAAAGATAAAACACATTTGATTGAATGGCGCAAAAGAGTAGGTGAACAAAATGCCACTCGTATCACAAAAGAAGCATCTGGCATAGGAACTAGAATGCACAAATACATTGAAGATTATATTGCCACAGGTGAATGGAGTACTCCAGGATCCAATCCTTATGCTCAGCAGGCATTTGAAATGGCCAAGGTTGTCCACGAAAATGCATTGGTGGATGTGAATGAAATTTGGGGTTCGGAAGTAGGTTTATATTTTCCTAAAATTTACGCAGGCACCACAGACTGTGTGGGAGAATACAAAGGTGAACCTTGTATCATTGACTTTAAACAGACAAACAAACCCAAAAAGAAAGAATGGATTGAAGACTACTTTTTACAGTTGGTTGCCTACGCAGAAGCACACAATGAAACATATGGCACCGACATCAAAGAAGGACACGTGTTTATGTGCGCCAGAGATTTGACCTATCAACAGTTTGATATCACACCATTAAACTACAACAAATACAAAGACGAATGGTGGCGCAGAGTGGAAGAATACTACATTAAACACACAGTTTAAACATCAACTTCAATTTACTGAGATAACACGATAAATACTCACAGCAGGAGAAAAACATTGGCAATAGTATCAATATCAAGAATACAAATACGTAGAGGAAGAAAGAACGCAGGTTCTGGATTGCCTCAATTAGCCGGTGGAGAACTGGGTTGGGCTGTAGATACACAGGAATTGTATATAGGAAACGGTGCTGTGTCAGAAGGAGCACCAGCAGTAGGTAATTCAAAAATTTTAACAGAACACGACAATCTGTTTGAACTGAGTGATCAGTACACATATCGTAATGGGTCAAACATTCAAACAGGCACAACATCAGCAACTCCAATCAGAAGAAGTTTACAATCAAGATTAGACGATGAAGTGAGTGTGCGTTCATTTGGTGCTGAAGGTGATGGAACAGATCAAACTGAAGCATTACAAAGAGCAGTAGATCAATTATTTTTACCTTGGAGCAGTTCACAAGATGCTGACAACTATAAGAAAAGAATTATATTAAAATTACACGCAGGTCTTTACACAATTTCAAACAGTATAAAATTACCACCTTATGTAAATTTAATTGGTGATGGCTCAGGCAAGACTGTGATCAAACAAACAGGTGCATTTCCTGTGCTAGAAACTATAAATGGTGAAGGCATTGCTTCACAAACAACTTCCTTAAATCAAGCAAACAACATCAACTTAAAAGGTTTAACACTTGAAAGTAATTCTACACATTCAGGTTTAAAATTAAGCAGTTGTAAGAATAGTTCATTCACAGATCTACACGTTAAAGGACCGTGGGTACAATCTCAAGGCGCAACGATTGAATCAACGCAGGTTGGAATTTTGATGGAAGCAACATCTACACCAGTTACCACAAAAGATAACACCTTTGACAAGTTAATTGTAACAGGATTCAGTTATGCTGTGTTAAGCAATGACGATGTCCAACACAATGTTTTTGATAGTGCGGTAATTGAAGGTTGCGGATACGGAATTGTGTTCGGGAGAGATACTGTTGTAGGACAAGTTGGTCAAGCCACAGGTCCTATCAACAATAAAGTTTCTAATTCAAAATTTTCAGACATAAATCTACAAGGCATTTGGATAAAACATGGCTTTGGAAACATCAGTGACAGCAATATCTTTAATAAAGTTGGCAATGATGCTGGTTTAGAAACAGCACCTGCACACAGTGTTATCAAATTTGAAAGCAATAAAAATGCTACTTCGAATGATTTCTTTTCTAGAACAAGTGCCATGATACGCAACTTCGCAGGTAACATTCCTTACTTGGCAGAAGTGGAAGGACCGCACTCAGGAACTTCTGCGTTTACTACTAAATTTGGAATAGGACAATTATCAAATGAAGATTTTATTAAATTACCAGCAGACACATCTAAAACCATTCACATCAATTACTTGTACAAAATGCAAAGTGACACAGGATTTAGAAAAGGCACATTACAGATAATGATCGATAAAGACAACAACACTTCACACATCAGCGACACTTATGACCATCAAGGTAACAATGCTGAAGTGTTAACATTTTCAACTCAGTTGTTTGACTATGATGCCGACTCTGACTTTGAAACTCTTGTGATAACAGCCACGAACAACGATGATGCCGATGTCACACTTGAAATCCAAAATATCTCTTAAACCTAATATATTTTACGGCAGTTATCCAGAACGTCTCAAGGACTGGCAACACATTAGAAATATTATAAACGATATAGATGATCCAATAGATTATTTGTTGGCAGTATTCAAACTGTGTCCTCGAACCAAAACCAATACCGATATCTACAAAAAAGAAACTTGGTTGGATGGTTGGCAACTGATTGAACGCAATGAATATGATTTGTTTGACATTTGCTTACTATTAAGTTATACTATTATATTAACAGAACATTTTAAAAAAGAAAATGTAATGATACATAGTTGTTATAAAACGGAATTTGATTCCAACAACCGTAAGTTTAATTACATTATTGAAATGAACAACGTATTTTTAGACGCACACAGTATGGAAAAAATGGACAAAACAACCTTTGACAAAACTTACGTTCTACACTATACTACCAACATACAAGAAACGATAAATATAAGTTTAATTTAATAGGAATAAGAATATCAAATGGAATTCAATACTAAAGAAATCACAAATACTTCAACAATAAAAATCAAAAAAAGAGATGGAAGGTTAGAACCTTTAGACATCGATAAGATTCATTTTGTTGTGGAAGAAGCCTGCGAAGGTTTATCAGGTGTTTCTTCATCACAAATACAAATCAATGCCAACATACAATTTTATGATGGTATGACCACAAAAGAAGTTCAACAAATTTTAGTTAAATCAGCCAACGATTTAATTTCTTTAGACGCACCCAACTATCAATATGCCGCGGCAAGACTTTTATCTTATGATGTAAGAAAACAAGCACACGGGCAATATGAATATATGCCATTGTTAAAATTGATACTAAGAAACATCAAAGCAGGTGTTTATGACAGAGGCATTGTGGAAAAATACAACAAGGTGGAAATCAAAAAGATGAACACCTGGATCAAGAGAGAAAGAGATTTAGATTTTACATATGCAGGATTGAGACAGGTGGTGGACAAATATCTTGTACAGGATAGATCATCGGGTGATCTATTTGAAACTCCACAGGACATGTACATGATGATTGCGGCAACACTGTTTGCTGAGTATCCAAAAAGAATTAGAATGTCATATGTGAAAAAATACTATGACGCAATATCTACTTTTAAGATCAATATTCCAACACCCGTGATGGCAGGAGTGAGAACTCCTATTAGACAGTTTGCTTCATGTGTACTGATAGATTCAGATGACACATTACCAAGTATCTTTTCAAGCGACATGGCAATTGGATTGTATGTTGCCAGAAGAGCAGGCATAGGAATCAACGCAGGACGTATCAGAGGTATCAATGCTAAAATTAGAGGTGGCGAAGTTCAACACACAGGTGTTGTGCCATTCCTTAAAAAATTCGAAAGCACTGTGAGATGTTGTACACAGAATGGAGTGCGTGGTGGATCTGCCACGGTACACTTTCCAATATGGCACCAAGAGATTGAAGACATACTGGTATTGAAAAACAACAAAGGCACAGAAGACAACAGAGTGCGTAAGTTGGATTATTCAATACAGATATCTAAAATGTTCTATGAAAGATTTATCAATGAAGAAGACATCACACTGTTTTCTCCACACGATGTGCCAGGCTTGTACGATGCGTTCGGCACAGACAAGTTTGATGCACTGTACAAAAAATATGAAAAAGATACTTCAATCAAAAAGAAAACAATACCAGCACAAGAGTTATTCAGTGATCTTTTGAAAGAAAGAGCAGAAACAGGCAGAATCTATATTATGAATATCGACCATGCCAACACACACTCATCATTCAAAGACAAAGTGAATATGTCAAATCTTTGTCAAGAGATCACACTGCCAACCACACCTATCAATGCCATAGATGATGCTGAGGGTGAAATAGCATTGTGTATATTGAGTGCGATCAATGTGGGACAGTTGAACAACCTAGATGATTTGGAAAATTTATGTGACTTGGCTGTGAGAGCATTGGAAGAAATTATAGAGTATCAAGACTATCCTGTGAAAGCGGCAGAGATATCTACAAAGTCTAGAAGATCATTAGGTATAGGATACATTGGATTGGCACACTACCTTGCTAAAAACGGAGTCAAGTATTCAGAAAAAGGTGCTTGGGATTTGGTTGACAGACTGTCAGAAGCATTTCAATTCTATCTATTGAAAGCCAGCAATGAAATTGCCAAGGAAAAAGGTGCTTGTGAAGGTTTTTCTAGAACAAAATATGCTGATGGGTTACTGCCAATTGATCACTACAAGAAAGAGATTGATGAAATTGTGCCACACAAACAAAGAATGGCATGGGAATCATTAAGAAAAGATATTACAAAATATGGATTAAGACATTCAACATTGTCAGCACAAATGCCATCGGAAAGTTCTTCAGTTGTTAGCAACGAAACCAACGGCATTGAACCACCGAGAGCATTGTTATCCATTAAGAAAAGCAAGAAAGGTCCACTCAAACAGATTGTGCCAGGATTTCCTAAATTGAAAAATGCCTACACACTGCTTTGGGAAATGCCCAACAACACAGGCTACATCAACGTGGTAGCCATGATGCAGAAGTATTTCGATCAAGCCATATCAGGCAACTGGAGTTACAATCCTTTACAGTTTGACAACAATGAAGTGCCAATTTCGGTTATGGCTCAAGATATGTTGTCAGCATACAAGTATGGTTGGAAGACATCATATTACCAAAACACTTATGACTTCAAAGGTGAAGAAGAAGATGTACAACCGGCTGGCATCGAAACTGAACAAGTTATTGAATCTACACAATTAAATGGACACGTGAATGGTGTCAATGGCATTAACGGTGTAAATGGTGAAGCCACAGTTGAAGAACAATTAGCAGATTTAGAAGATGGCGAGTGTGACGCCTGTACAATTTAAACTTGACAAAATAGGAAAAAAAAGTAAAATTAGATAATTAATGTAGGTATGACAAAAACAGTTTTTAATAAACAAAACATAGATTTCACAAAACAGCCCATGTTCTTTGGTGAAGATGGTGGTGTTCAGAGATATGATGATTTCAAATATCCACAGTTTGACAAATTGAATCAAACCATGATAGGATATTTTTGGAGACCAGAAGAAGTTTCATTACAAAAAGATAGAGCAGACTATCAAGGATTTAGACCAGAACAAAAACACATATTCACCAGCAATCTAAAATATCAAACATTGTTGGATTCAGTGCAGGGCAGAGGACCAAGTCTTATGTTCTTACCATATGTTTCAAATCCAGAACTAGAAGGCTGTATTGTGACTTGGGATTTCTTTGAAACCATTCATTCACGTTCATACACACACATCATGAAAAATGTTTACAGTGATCCTAGTGAAGTGTTTGACACAATATTAAATGACAAAGAGATATTAAAAAGAGCTCAATCAGTTACAGCAGAATACGACAAGTTCGGAGCAATGGCTTTGGATTATGCTGTGGGCAAAAAAGTGGACATGATTGAACTTAAGAAACAACTGTATCTGGCAATGAACACAGTTAATCTATTGGAAGGTTTACGATTTTATATTTCATTTGCTTGTACCTTTGCGTTTGGTGAATTGAAATTGATGGAAGGTTCGGCTAAGATACTATCATTGATTGCTAGAGACGAAGCCACACACTTGAACCTTTCAACACACGTGATCAAAGCATGGCAAAAAGGTGATGATCCTGAAATGACCAAAGCAATGAAAGGCACAGAAAAAATTGTGATCCAAATGTTCAAAGACTGTGTTGAAGAAGAAAAAGCCTGGGCAAAGCATCTGTTCAAAGATGGATCTTTGATTGGTTTAAATGAAAAATTACTAGGACAGTACGTGGAATGGATTGCCAACAAAAGATTGAGAGCACTGGGCTATGATCCAATTTACGATATATCAGCATCACAAAATCCTTTACCTTGGACACAGCATTGGTTGTCATCAAAAGGTATGCAGGTGGCCCCGCAGGAAACAGAAGTCGAAAGTTATATCGTTGGTGGCATCAAACAAGACGTACAAAAAGGTCAATTCAAAAAATTCTCACTGTAACATGAACATGATTGATTTTTCCACAATGGATGGTCTTCAGGTTCTTATGTATCTATTGACTCACAAAGAAGGTGCTTTTCTTTGGTGGTTGATTGGTTTTGGCATCGCAATGATTGGCATTAATCTTTACCTAGATCGATACGAAGATAATTCCAAACATATCAATCCAAACGATCAATACCATTAAATACATTTGACACAATCCGATTAAGAAGTTATAATAAAGAATGCCCAAATACAATTTACTGTGTGCTCAGGATCACGAATTCGAAGGTTGGTTTGCATCAGAGAAATCATATTTGGATCAAAAAGATAAGAAACTGATTGCTTGTCCAATGTGTGACAACACACTGATAAGAAGAGCCATAATGGCTCCCAATGTTAGTCCTCGCACCAAAAAAGGCAAGAGCAAAAAAACTAACACCGCATTCTACAACAGTAGATCCACACTGCAACATTTGAAGACATGGGTTGAAAAGAACTGCGAGAACGTGGGAGAACGTTTTGCTGATGAGGCTCGCAAAGCGTCACTGGGAGAACGTGATGACCATATATACGGTACAGCAACTGATAAAGAAATAAAAGAATTACACAAAGAAGGAATAGGAGCAATAAGGATACCAAATGTCAAAGACAACTAGAGCGATTGTGTGGAGCAAACCAATGTGTCCATACTGCGATATGGCAAAAAGCCTATTAAAACAAAAAGAAATCGAATACGAAGAAAGAAAAATTGGAGAAGGTTGGACCAAAGAGCAACTGTTAGAAGCAGTACCAGGAGTACGAAGTGTACCACAAATCCTGCTTGATGACAAACTGATTGGTGGTTACGATCAATTGAAAGAATATTTTAAACAAGGAGAACATAATGGCTAAACCACAACAAGGAGACACAATCACTATCAAACTGATGAGTGGTGAAGAAGTTGTCGCAAGATTACAAGAAGATCAAGAAGAGTTATTAGTGGTCTCTAAACCAAGAGCCATAGTGAATATTCCTCAAAAAGGATTAGGCTTAGGCCCATTTGTTTTCACTATACCTCAAGATGCCACTGTGGAGATATACAAAAAGAATGTGGTATGTTACGCAGAAACAGAGGGCGGAATGGCAAGACAGTATATGGAAGGCACATCAGGTTTAACACTACCTAAATAATGAATAATATTATTGCCACAGACTGCGACGGAGTTTTACTCAAATGGGAAGAAGGATTCGATGAGTGGATGACGTTTCAAGAATTTCCTAAAATGGCAAGTGATCATTATGAAATGCACATGAACTATCACATGAACAAAGGTCAAATGGAAGTTTTAATTAAGATATTCAATGAAAGTGCCTGGATGAAGTTCTTAAAACCTATCGAAGGTGCTGTTGAAAATGTTAAGAAAATAGCAGAGTTAGGTTATAAGTTCCATGTGATTACCAGTCAAACATTGGACCAAAAAGCCAATCAACTGAGAGAACAGAATCTTAAGGAGGTGTTCGGCGATGTGTTCCATAAAGTAGAGTGTTTGGATACAGGAGCGGACAAAGACGAAGCACTAGCCAGATTGCCGGTGGGCACAATCTGGATAGAAGATAAACCGGCTAATGCCGAATTAGGTGCTGAATTGGAATTGGTATCATTACTTCTTGACCGTCCTCACAATTCAGTGTATAATACAAGTAATTCAGTCCTAAGAGTAAAAGATTGGACTGAAATTTATAACGTTATAAAGGAGAAACATCATGGCAACACATGAAGAAATAAAAACTGCGTTTGAATCTTACATCGCAGAGTCAGAAGCATTCGAGACTAAAGGTGTAAAAGCGGCGGCGGCTAGAGCAAGAAAGGCTCTTGGCATCCTAGGCAAAGCAGTTAAAGTTAGAAGAAAAGAAATCCAAGAGAAGAAAAACTCTATGTAATTTCGCATTGGGTTGCGGAGTAAAATCCGCAACTCAAACACACATTTTTTATACAATCCACTAAATACAGCATATTAAAAAGATACAAAAAAAATATGGCAAAAGGTAAAATTAAATGGTTCAACTCCGCAAAAGGATTTGGATTTATTACCCCAGATGATGAAGGTAAGGACGTGTTCCTACACATTTCTGCTCTAAAAGCCGCCAACTTGAAAGAAGTTAATGACGGCGAAGTGGTTGAATATGAACTGCAAGAGTTCAGAGGTAGAGAAGTGGCTACTGACATCAAGATCATCAAAGAATAATCATCACTTGACACTGTTGTAATAATATGCTATGTTTATGACATGGCAATAAAATTTTACAAGAATAAAATAGTGATAGAAGACTTCCAGAATCATTGGAAGGAAGACAGCAAACATGGACACATATTCAAATTTGCTCACGGTAAAACATTCAAGGACACGAAACCATTCATAATAGAAGTGAAGCATCCAGACAAAGTGCGTAGTTCTGATGGTAGATGGCACAAAACAAAATAGTTCTTGACTTTCATCAATATATCTGTTTAAATACACTGTAGGCGTTGAAGTGTGTGTAATACACTTTTGGGACGCGGGTTCAACTCCCGCCACCTCCACCAACACTCATTTAAAATAGTCTGGTTTATTTTGAGGGGGTGTACTGGGTTTCGACCGGAGCATAAAGACACATGGAGTTTACCAGTCAGGCCTCTGTAAAGGGCTAACTTATAAATGCAAACGCATTTAAACCAGAAGTGACAGTTCCTGTCAGCGTATTCGCTGATGCGGAATTGGTTGCCGCTTAATAACCGGCCACTTGGCGGATGATCTACCGGGCAACAGAACAGATCAGGTGTGGGAGTTTCGGCTCCCACATTTAAAGTATTACATTATCATTAAACCATCACTTAACATTCACATACCGATATTTAAATAATTGTGTGAAAGGAGTCGCTTATGGCTCGACCTAAAAGAAGAAAACTTTCTCAGTTTTCTAAATGGAAGAAAAAGGCGCCTCGTGTGCCTGACATCACCTGCCCAATAATAGACGATGTGTTGTTACGATTAGACAAACATTACGAACAACACAGATTGTTTTCAAAACATCAATGGAACATAATTCACAAACGAATGGAACAACTGCGTACTGACAATGAACTGCTCAGAGAAAGTGGTCAATATTGGTACGAAATTTGCAAAGAGCATCTCGAAAACCCAAAGAAATAGCGGATAATTTGCTCTTGATTTATATCTAAAATAGTATATACTATGTGTATGGCTATTTGGTATAAAAAGTATGTGATAGACAAACTGAACAAAGCAAAAGATTCAGTGGATGAGAAATTGCGAGAAGCATTTCCAAGACGTACCATAAACAAAATAAAGATATTTCTTTACAAAGTGTTGGCAGTGATTGTGGTGATTTTTGCCGCATACATTTACGGCACATTCAATCCCAATCCTGTCACTGTGGACAAGATCCGCAAAGAAGAAGACAAGCGAATGGTGGAGATGGCAAAAAACTTTGGGCTACACGAACCTGAATTTGTTTTCAATGGACCAAAAACTTTTGTTAAGGCAATGAACAAGTGCATAGATTACATCAACTGGACACTGCCCATTGATCAAAGAATACCCAGAGACATCTTGGTGGCAATGGCCATCATAGAATCCGACTATGGCAGAAGTAGGTTTGCTGTGGAAGGCAATGCTCTGTTTGGGGTTAGAACCTGGAACTTGGACACTGTGCCACACATGAAGCCTGCCGCCATTCCCAACGCAAGATTTGGTGTTAAAAAATACCCAACCAAATGTCAGAGTGTGGAAGATGTGATCGCAATCATCAATAGGCACCCTGCCTACAAACCTTTTAGAGATTCAAGAAATCAAAATAGAACACAACCTAACATTGAACAAATGGTGAATGGTTTGAGTGCTTGGAGTACCAATGAGGAATACGCCAACATTATTTTGAACAAAATTCAATCATTGACAAAAAGTAAATAACACAATACAATAATAGAATGGGATTTATTATTTTGAAACAACCAAAAAAGATACAGCATCGTTTACCCAACACAGAGTCTTTGCGTAAAGCACGAGCCGAACATCAGGCTTGGTTGAAGGAGAGAGGCTTGGACAAAATCAAATACAGAAAAAGAAAGTCAGAGACATTACACTTTGAAAAAGTGGAAGACAGAAATGGCATACCATTAGGCAACAAAGTTCCTGTGATGGAAAAAGGTATAGGTTCCAAACCAGAACCTATGGTGTATTCAGGCGAAAGAAAATTGATAGGTATTGCCACCATGCACAAATCAAACCAAGTGCCTGTGTTTGCTGATGATGACACAGAGGGTAGAGACAAAGCCACTGAAATATCACAGATGAGGAGAAACTAATGAAGGCATACAGTTTTCAATTAGAAATGAAAGATAGAACTATTAACACTCACGTTTATTCAGAAACGGGTGAAGACATAGCAGAAAGATTCCCACAATACAAAGTGAGTGATATAAAACAATTGGATAAAGATCCCACAACTGATCTCACATACCAGGATTAATAGATGAGCGAAGAAAAAGAAACTTTTTGGAATTTTATTTGTTGGGATTGTAAATGGAGAGGTGTTGCCCAAGAATTAGAAAAAGACGAGACACTGGAAGAATTTTATTGTTGTCCTCAGTGTAGCAGTGAAAACTTCGAAGATGTGGGTTGGCATCTAGGCGATAAAAAATACACAGGAGAATAAATGTTAGGTTTGTTTTTTATAGGAATAGTTTTTAGTGTGGCAGTGATGGCATTTTTATTACACATAAGGAAGTATGATGAAGACCACACAGAAAATTAAATCTTGGTTCAATTTCGATTGGTTGAAGAAGTCTGAGTTGATTGAACTCAAACAGGTTGATTGCTCACAGGATCCTGTGAGACCAGAACTGGATATTAAATTCAGAACATCTTACGGTAGAAAAATTTACGGACTCAAACACAATGGAGAAATCAAAGCAGTGATGTGTTTTGGCTTTGTGAATGAAATACCCACCACAGTGGAAGAATTGGATCTGTTTTCCAAAGACGCCTATCTACAAGCCACCCATAGAGCAGGCATACAAGGTTCTATTGCTATTGCCTACACTGTGTGGAGTTTGAAAAAAGGCGGCGGCAAGATGATTGTTGATGAAGTTTTCAAAATGATTAAAAAATCCAATCATCTCAATAGATTAATCACACTGTCTCCGTTGACCCAAATGGCAGAAAGATTTCATTTGAAAAACGGTGCTCGTCTTATTCAAAAAAACGAAACCTCCCAAAACTTCGAATACACTGTTTCCAAATAGATATTTTGGTAACATTAAAACAAAAACTCAATAACGACACCATTTCTTTTTGGTATTCAATGCTTGACTATTTTGGCTGATTCTTATATACTATACACTTACAAAGGAGGCTTATGAAAAGGCACATTAATATAATAATGGTACTTGTATTAGGTTTTGTTTTATCTGCTTGTTCAGGTAGAATGGTACAATTACCAACAGAAAACACAAAAGGAAAACAGGTACCTGCTTGGTATCTTAAACACGCAGATACTGGCAAAGAAGGTATCATATTTAGAGATGGATTCTACTACGCAGTAGCAGTGGCAGTATCTCCAGATATGGAAATGTCTCAAAAGAAGGCAGTTCTTAAAGCCAAGGCAAAGATCACAGACAGAATAAATGGTGAGATGAACAATAAGACATCCATCAACTATTCAGAAAAAGGTGCGTCTGAGTCTATGACTGGAACTGTTGAAGCACAAGATGTGATTGTGAATATGATCAAGCAGACTGTGTTGAGAACATATTCTGTGGAGAAGAAGATCACTCTTTACAACACAGACAAAAACAATTATAGATCGTTTGTGTTGATGAAAATCTCGAAGAAAGATGTTGATGCTATTGTTCAATTGGTTGAGGACAAAAACAATAAAAAGTTACTCAGCAAATTGAAAGTCAGCGACACTTCCGACAAAGTGTTAAAACAGTCTGAGAGGTAATATGCGATCAGTGTTCTATGCGATTGCTCTCACCTTTTTGGTGATAGGAATGGTGTTGTTTGTTCTGGCAAGCAAGTCAGAAGCAGGTGGCCCATGGAGCGATCAGTATTGTAATGCCCAGACAGAAACTGTCATCATCAAAGATGCTGAAGGCAATATCACAGACAAAACAACTGTGGAAAAGATGGTGTGTGATGACGGTGCCAAAGACTTTTTGGCATATTCGGGCATAGCAAAAGAGTGTAGAGAATATTGGTTTGAAATGTATATCAATCAACAATGGGTAAGGAAGAAAGGATATGTCTGTGAGAAATTTGATGGTTCATGGGAAATGGTTAATCCTATTAAGTAGTCTGCTGTTGACAGCCTGTGGTACAACCACCAGTGTTAACAAAAGCGTCAGTGCTGATAAAAGTGTCAGTCACAACTACACACACGCAGGCACAAGTGTAGAACTGTTCTACAATTTTGTGCGTAACAATATGGGCAAACTCACCAAGGAAGATCAGCAAAAACAGAATCAAGCAGTATTCTTTGCTCTGGACAATCTGGAAGAAGGCAAAGTGGTTGCTTGGCACAACATGAAACAGGATACCCATGGTTTTGTTAAAATTGTGATGAGTTATCCCAATGGCAGTGGTTATTGTAGAGTGGTATTCACCCAAATCAAAAAGAAAAGCAAAATAAGAGATTTTAAAGAAACTGCCTGTAGAGATGTTGCCTACCGAGGTTGGCAATTTATTAGATAAAAATAGGTAAATACAGCATACGAAAAGGAAAAAGTATGCTATTTGGACTTATTACATTCCTAACCGCAATCACAATATCCGGCGTCGCAATTTACTATTCGGTGGCTGGACTTGTGGCTATATTTGCCGCGGCGGCTGTGCCTATCATCATAATGGGTACTGCTTTAGAAGTGGGCAAGTTGGTCACCGCAGTGTGGTTACACAAGAATTGGAAGCGAGCCGCCTGGTGGCTTAAGACTTACCTTTTAATCGCAGTGGTTGTATTGATGTTAATCACATCAATGGGTATATTTGGATTTCTTTCCAAAGCCCATGTGGATCAAAACTTATCCTCAGACACAGTCACTCAAAGAATTGAAATCATAGACAACAAAGTCAAAGCAGAGAACAGTTATATTGAGCGTCAGAAAGGTGTGTTAGAACGTCTAACAGGGCAAAGCACGGGCAGTAATGATAGATTTAATCAAGACATCAACATTGAGCAAAAGAAGATAGATGATGCCTACAAGCGTCTAGAAGTGTTGGATGCTGATGTTAAAGCATACACTGATCAGGGCAAAGGCATATTCAAAGGAGACAACATCAAACGTGGTTTGGAAGTGCGTAAGAGCCAACAGGCAGAAAGAGACAGAATCAATCAGCAGATCACAACAGCACAAGAAAACATCAACAAGTTGAGAGCACAGATCAACAACACACTAAATCAGAACACAGTGGAAATCAAAACCATTGAAAAGAACATATTTGATGCCCAGGGCAGAATAGAAACCTTAATCATAGATCAAGAGCCACTCAAAGGACAGTTGATGAAACTGGAATCAGAAGTGGGTCCAATCAGATACATTGCTGAATTTGTGTATGGAGAACAGGCAGACAGAAACTTGTTGGAAGAAGCAGTGAGATGGGTGATCATAACCATTATTTTTGTGTTTGATCCATTGGCAGTGTTATTGTTGATTGCCAGTCAATACACATTCAGATGGAGATACATCGACACTCATGGTGAAGAACCTACTCCACCAAAAACTCCACCAGCACCAAAAACTCCACCTATGCCTGTAGCACCTAAACCGTCGGGCGGACAGAGTTTAACCAAAATAGTGGAGAAGCAAAAAGCAGTTCAAACTCAATCCAAACCCATTAAATTGAGCAACATCGCTGAAAAGAAAACATTCACAACTAAACCCAGTGCTGAAAAATTAGAAGAGTTTAAACAACGGGAATTGAGCGAAGCAGAAAATTTAAGACGTGTGTCTTATGACGCCAAAGAAGCAGATTGGCAGAAAGCAAAAACAGCCTGGAAAGAAGCAAATCCTAAAGACACAATACATAGACATAAAGAATTATATATCAAAGGCTTAATAGACACTCTTCCTTGGGAAAATTATGAACCAGTTGAAACACCAATGCCATTAGAGCAATGGAACAAGATGATTGAAGAAGCAGAAAAAGAAGTTACAAAAGAGTCGGATCCAAAAAAAAAGACTTCAGCATACATAATGAGAGAAAAGAATCAACAGGTGAAGAAGGAAACCCAGGACGAATCAAACCAAATTTAACCACAATCGTTTATCCTGATTCATACAAGCAAAACGAAGAACAAAGTCACAATTCAAATTGGAAGAAACTGTACGAATAATTGAATAATTATTTGTATGCCAAAACTAAATTTAATCACAGAACCAGATAAACTGTTCAATGAGAATACCAGCATTCTTTTGATTAATCCGTCAGATGCTGTGAAAGAAGAATTCAATCAAAGAGCCAAACAGTTTGAATCAGACGTCAATGTGTATATGTATGAAATAGGTGATCCTGATATGCCTTCAAATGTAAAATGGTTGATTGATATTGTGAACAGTGTGAATATAATTGTGTTCGATGTTAATGGTACATTTCAAGATAGATGGTTGATTGGTTATATATTAAACAAGAACAACTGTTATTATTTTTGGAATGGATCAGAAGTGTTTGCCTATCACTTTATTAACAATAACAAAATATATGATTTAGAATTTTTGCCTAACAAAATAAAAGAATTGGAGAATAACTGATGCCAATGAAAGCAGACTTGTGGTTTCCTACTGTTATTTGGAATGACACACTGAAACACATTAACAATAGTGAAATAAAAGAATTTGTTTACAAGGTCAAAGAATCTGACAAAGGCAGAGAGATATCAAACTATGGTGGATGGCAAAGTCAGTTGTACGATATAACTTCCACCAGACCTATTCCAATAGAGCGTTTCATTCAGTCACTGCAGAAATGTGTTGACGACTGTACAAAAATGGCAGGTTTACCAGATTTACAGATATGTGATTATTGGTGGAACATAAATCACAAAGGTGATTACAATCATCCTCATACTCATAGAGACAGTATTTTAAGCGGAGTTTACTACATAGACATACCAGACGAGAACATGGGAAACATTCATTTTGAAAGAGAAGATGATGCTGAATATTTCTTACCCAAAGTGATGCCTAAACGCAATCACATCACAGCAGAAAGAGCCACTTATAAACCTATCAATGGAGGCATACTAATTTTTCCAAGTTGGGTTTATCATTCCGTGGATGGCAACAAGTCAGACAAGCCTAGAATATCTATGAGTTTTAACACATCAATTGCGATGACCCCTGCCAATGATGAACTGGCAAGATTGAACGGATTCCCACCATTGACAGATCAATAATGTTGTGTTAGTATAACACAATGGTCACCACGGAACAAAAACGCAATCTTCTAGAACGAATTAAAAATGAAACTAAATTTTATGAAATACGTTTGGAAGGCGTAGGTTGCGAAATTGCTATGGGCGAGATCACACCAGAAGCATATCGATATTGGCATAAAAAATCAGATAGAGAATTTGGCAATTACATGTCTCAATATAGAGATATGAATATGCTTGGCAAGGTTCCAAGCAAAGCACAATTTGATAGGGATTGGTATGAGTATGATGATATTGCTCATGTGTCAGGAGTATTGGTAAAACCTACAAACACAATGTATATTGATCAGTTTAACAAAAAGTTTGAATATGAAAACACCATTATGAGTGTACCTTTGGATTTGAGATCATTAAAACGTGCTGGAATACAGATTGGCAAAAGATTTCAATGGGGCGGAAGAAAAAGTAATGCTCTCGCAGGCAAACACTACTTCAGAGGTGTTAGTCGTGAAAAAGGTGTTTGGTATTCAGAAGAAAAAATCAAACAGAAAATTTACAATTTCGATGTGGAAAAATTAAAACTAACCTACAGTAGATGTGAAAATACATATGTTTTCCATGAATTAGAATATGACGGATTAACCTATCTTTTAGCCACAGATACCAGAGGTTCCAGTTTTGACATTGGGGTTAGGAAAGGACCAGTCAAACAAGATTTTGGTAAAATTAATCAAAAAAATATATGGTTAGACTCTTGATTTTTACAGAAGAATTATTATATAATACAGTATCACAGCACACAGCCGTGATAAATAACAGTGTAAGTTGCTTAGATAGGGCTTACATTAAAATTAACTTGCTTAACAAGGAGGAAACGCAATGAAAAATAATCTATCTATATTCAATCAATTAAGACCAGTAACTGTAGGATTCGACTCTATGTTCGATAGATTCGAAAGAATGGTGGAGGATGATTTCTTCACTGGAACTTCAGTAAACTATCCACCATACAATATCGTAAAAACAGGTGATTACACCTATGATATTGAGTTGGCTTTGGCTGGATTCAACAAGAAAGATATTGATGTGGAGTATGCAGACAACATACTTACAATCAAGTCTATCAAGTCTGATGAAGCAAAAGCAGAACAGGATGGTATGATCCACAGAGGCATCTCTAAGAGACAATTCACAAGATCATTCACAATAGCGGATGATGTGGAAGTCAAAGGTGCTGAACTCAAAGATGGTCTTTTGAAAGTTTCTTTGGAAAGAATTATTCCAGAGAGCAAAAAGGCAAGATCAATTGAAGTTAAGTAACATTAACTTTAAGAATATGGGTAGGGTGGCAACACCCTACCTAACCAAAAAGTAGGTACAATGACAACAGATATAGAAGTAAAAACAGATTCAAAAGTAAAACAGATCATTAAGACTCCCAAAAATTATCATGTAATTCTTTTAAATGATGAAGTAACACCAATGGATTTTGTGGTGGAACTTTTGGTAAAGATATTTAGACACACACCAGAAACTGCCAAGGATCTAACATTGAAGATCCACAAGGAAGGTTCGGCAGTGGTAGGAACCTATACATATGAATTAGCAGAACAAAAAGGCACAGAAGCAACACAGGAGAGCAGAGACAGAGGTTTTCCTTTACAGGTAAAAGTTGAACAGGAATGAAAACTTATTACTTTTGGGTATCTTTAAAAAATAAAGCACCAATGAAAGTTGCCGAAGAAGGAAGAACAGCCAGTGAAGCACTCAGGATTGTGGAAGCAAGATTTCCAGATGCCAGAGTGATGTTCGCAGAAGGATTTTGATATGGGACTGAAAGAACTAACCAAAGAAGTACACCAAGACGCAGAACGACAAGAGTTTGTTAAAACTTTAATGAGTGGCAACATGAGTGAAGAATTGTACGCAGAGTTCTTGTACAATCAACACGCCATATACAATTTGTTAGAAGCCTGTGCTATGAGTCACGGATTACTGAATGACTTTCCACAAATTAGAAGAGCACCCAGCATATTGGCAGACTTTCAAGAACTTTGGAAAAAAGAAGAGATGCCAGAGTTAACCAAAAGTACTGAAGAATATCTAAGACACATGGCAACAATTAAAGATGATCCTAAAAAGTTAATGGCACACATCTACGTGAGACACATGGGAGATCTATCGGGCGGGCAGATGATTAAAAAGCGAGCACCAGGTTCAGGTACCATGTATGAATTTGGTAGAGCAGACATCAAAGAAATCAAAGAAAGAATAAGAAGCAAAACTGACGATTCAATGGCTGACGAAGCCCGACTGTGTTTCGGTTATGCCGCAGAATTATTTAAAGAATTACACAATGCCCAAAAAGAAATTTAAAGACTTTCCAGGCAATCTAATCAAGATACAAGTGCTGGAAGATGAAATCAAATATTTTAAGAGTTTGATTCAGGAACACGATACAGGACACATTTACACCACCATAGACAGTTTGGAAAACAGAGTAAAAGAATTGAAAGGTATTCCTACCGACGATCCATTCATAGGTAGAAGTGATCCCAACAACATATGACAAACTTATTAATGTGGGCTGGATATATCATAGCAGGATTAACAATCACTGTGTTAGGCATAGAAGCCATCATTGAAATAATCAATTGGATAATGATATGAGTATAATTTGGGACACATTGATAGATTGTAAAGAACAAATCATAAAAGAATTTGATTCAAGAGGCACAGAGATTCAAGAAGAAGGCATGGCTCAATTCAATCAACCAGACAACGGTTGGATCAATAGAGTTTGGCAAACCAAAGACTGTAGACGTTGTCATATAGATGTTGTGGATGCTAGAGATTCAAAAGGGTTATGGATGATGCACGTGTGTATCTTTCCTAACTTGGACAACAATGGTCCTATATACGGATTTGATGTTATCGCAGGCAAAAACAAAATGACAGGAGCCTTTCATGACTTCTCAAAAAGTTCTGGCGGAGAAGATCATCCACTCATAGATGCTTTCAAAGATGCGGTGGAAGAATTCATTCCTAGCAAGAAACGTGAATTACCACAATGGGCATTGAACATATTCAGTGGCTCAATGGTTGCCGCAGGCAATGTGAGCAGTGAAGAAGAATCCAAAGCGATTGTGAATTTGGCATTGGAAAATTTAAAAATGTATTTTGATTCTATTGCTGAGTACAACGGCACTGCCAAAAAAGAAGATACCATAGAAGCACAGAACTATTACTGCCATAATCAGCAACAAAACCCGCACACTCCAAGGGTTATGAAGTCATTGGGATTGGCAGAAGCAGATGTAGAACTGTTCTGCACAGATGCTTTGTTTCCCAAAATCAAAAAATAGACAATTGACATCAACTCGTATTTGTGTTAATATAAAATTATGTTACAATATCACAATTTCGAAGATATTAAAATTAAATTAACTGCCATTAAACAAAAAAGTATGGCAGTTGAACAAGCCATCGCTGAAAAAAGACCTCAAGAAGAAATCAAATTTTTAACAGATGAAATCAAGCAGTTGGCTATGGAGTTGGCAAAAGGATAATGTTGGTCACTGTTTCAGGAGCAAACAAAAGTATAACAGACTTGACGGAAAGTCTTGTTCATTACTGTGCCAAGAAATTAAAGATCAAAGACTCAGTATCAATTGATGTGGAGTTTTCAAAAACCTTATACAAGGAAGATGGCATATTGGGTGAAGTTGATTTTGATGACAGTAACCATAGACCAAAAGAATTTACAATCACTGTGGACAGCACAGGATCCAAAAGAACAATAATGGAGACTATAGCACACGAGATGGTCCACGTCAAACAGTACAGCAAAGGTGAGTTGGTTGATATGTCACGTTCGGGATCAAGCAGATGGCAAAATAAAGCAGTGGACAGCAACACCAACTACTGGGATCTGCCCTGGGAGATAGAAGCACATGGCAAGGAACTGGGACTGTTCATAAGATGGGCTGAAGATTCAGAACTCTCCAAATATTCCTGGACTCAACAGGATTAGTTCCATTAACTGCCCATATAATTCCCATACCCAAATTTCTTATAAATACAACGATAATGAAAAAATACGAAAATTACAGTGCAGAAGAGCGAGCAGAAGTCAGTCTATTCGACAACGACATTCACTATCTCAATGGCGAAATCACAGAAGAAAATATTGCCAAAGCAATCAAATGGATTCTGTCAGCCAATCTTCAGAAGAAACCCAAACGCAAATTGACATTGTACATCAACACTGTGGGTGGAGACTTGTACGAATCTTTCGCATTGATTGATGTGATGAAAAATAGTTATCACTCAATTTCTACAATAGGTATTGGTGCTGTGATGAGTGCAGGCTTTTTGATATTTGCCAGCGGTCAGCAGGGTGAACGTTACATTGGGAAGAACACCGGCATAATGAATCATCAACATTCTGATTCAATGGATTCCAAAATGCATGACATGAAAGCACAGATGAAAGAAAATGCCAATTGTGAACAAAGATGTATGCAGATACTACGTGAAGCAACAGGAATGAGTGTACAGGAAGTCAATACCAAATTTATTAAGAATCCTTCGGATCAATATTACACAGCAAAACAATTAGTGGATTTGAAAATAGCAGATCATATTCTATAAAAAAATATAAACGCTATTTATCAGAATCTGGATTAGTTAGATCATCTAGGGTGATTATGTGGGATTCTGGAAAACTTTTAATACCTTTTTCTGGTACTACAATCACATCTTTTGGTTTACGACGTGACTGGTTTTTGATCTGTTTATTGGCTTTTTTAAGTTCTCGTCTAATAACTCTATCGGACTTTTTAGCCATATGAACATCTCCAAAATATTTACTTTGTTGTTGACTTTACCAGCAAATAGTGTTATATTTTAGTTAATTTAGGGCAACTAAAGGTTAGAAACAGAAACAGGAGACAATTTGAAAATAGAAGTAAGAAACGGCAATGTAGAAAAAGCACTCAGGGTGATGAAAAAGAAAATGAAAAAAGAAGGTGTGTTCCAAGAAATTAAGGACAGACAATACTTTCAAAAACCCAGTGAAAAAAAACGTTTGGCCAAAAAACAAAGATTAGTTAATATTAAAAAAGCAGAACGATTAAGAAGAAATTTTTTATAAGATGAATGAATGGCTGTATTGGGCTGTACCAGATGAAAGGACAAACCATTACATATTCTTTATGGCATTCGCAATTTTTGTATTGCCTTACCTATTTGGAATAAGATACACCATGATGGGATATTTGCTCAATATCATTTGGTTGGATGTCATTTATTATTGGAGTTATAAACATTTACAAAAATTAAAAAACAAAGACAAGGATGATAATGGAAACGATACATTTTGATGACAAGGTCATAATAGAGTGTTTGAAGAACGGACAAAAGGTTGAAGCAGATGTACTGTCATTCAAGGAGAATCAATTCTTGAGTGTGGTGGTTCAGAAAAGTGCCAAAATCAATATGCAGTACAACGAATCAAAAGGTCTATACATTGGCAGACAGGTTGGTTTGGAGTTTGTTACTCCAGGTCCAGAAAAATTTGTCACCAATCACGGCAGAGGCTAATTACAGCATATGAAGAAAATCTGTGTAATAGGTGCCGGCAAAATCGGCCGAACCATAAATGCTTACCTTAAACTGCAGGGTCATGAAGTATTTTTGGTTGACTCAAATCCCAATATTAAAAATGCAATCCATATTGATGCCAATGATGAACAAGCAGTGAGCGAGTTTATAAAGGACAAAGACATCGTAGTTTCATCTGCACCATACAATGTGAATATAACCATTGCTGACAGTTGTGCGGCAAATGACGTTGCTTACTTTGATCTCACTGAAGATGTAGATGTTTGTCAGCACATTAAAGGTTTGAACACAGAAGCATTCATGATGCCACAGTGCGGATTGGCTCCAGGTGCAGTCAACATCATTGCTTCAGATTTAATCAAAAAGTTTTCATCAGTGGACAAGGTCAAGATGCGAGTAGGTGCATTGCCGATGTACACAGCCAATTCAATGGCATATTATTTGACCTGGTCAACATCAGGATTGATCAATGAGTATGTAAATGAAGTGGATGTGATATCAGGAGGCAAACACATCAAAGCGGCTCCATTGGACGGTCTAGAACATTTATTCATAGACGGTAACAAATATGAAGCATTTAACACTTCAGGAGGTGTTGCCACCATGTGTGAAACATTCCAGGATCAAGTTAAGAACATGAGTTACAAAACCATTAGATATCCAGGTCATCACAATTCAATGAAGTTTTTATTGGAAGATTTAAATCTAAAACACAACAAAGAAAAGTTTATAGATTTGTTCGACCAAGAAGTGCCATACACCACCAAAGATGTTGTGGTGATGTTCGTCACAGTGATCGGACAAAAGGATGGTATGCTACAAGAACTAACGTATCACAAAAAGATATATGGAGACAAAACTTTAAATGCAATTCAAAAAACCACAGCATCAGGAGTATGCTCTGTGGTTCAAGCCTACGCAGAAGGCAAATTGACTGGCAAAGGATTTCAACGACAAGAAGATGTACCGTTTGAAGTATTCGCAGACAATAAATTTGGGAAATTATATGAACAGGAATGATTACGACGCAGTTATAACCAAAGCAATTGAAATTCAAAAACAATGGCGCACAATGCCAGCACCTAAGAGAGGTGAATTGATTAGAGTGTTTGGCAATCATTTAAGACAGGACATTGAAAAGATCGGCACAGCCATAATGAAAGATGCCAAAAAGATACACGCAGAAGCAATCGGTGAAGTACAAGAAGCAGTTGATATGTGCGACTTTGCTGTGGGACTGTCCAGACAGTTGTACGGATTGACCATACAGAGTGAAAGACCAGAACATAAATTACAAGAAGTTTACAATCCATTAGGAGTTGTGGGTGTGATTACTGCCTTTAACTTTCCTTGTGCCGTCTGGGCATGGAATCATTGTATAGCAATGGTGTGCGGTAACAGTGTGGTGTGGAAAGGTTCACCTAAATCTACACAGGTGACTGATGCTTGTAAAACAGCATGGGACAAAGCAGTGGATGAATGTATGCCAGGAACAGACTACAAAGATTTATTACAGTTGGTGGATGGAGACAAAACCGAAGCAGAATGGATGGCAGATGACACAAGGATCAATCTGTTGAGTGCCACAGGTTCCACAGCAATGGGCAAAGCATTGGCTCCAAGAGTGTCAGCAAGAATGGGTAAAGGTTTGTATGAATTGGGAGGCAACAATGGAATGATTGTGACTCAACACGCAAATCTAGATTTAGCAGTGAGAGGTATTGTGTTTGGTGCTGTTGGTACAGCAGGACAAAGATGTACCACATTGAGAAGATTAATTGTACAGGAATCTGTGTATGATGAATTGATGTCAAAATTAAAACCAGCATACAGCAGTTTACCTGTGGGAGATAATTTCAAGCCAGAAACATTGGTAGGTCCACTGATCAATCAAGAATCAGCAGACAGAATGCTGTCTGTGTTAGAACAAGCCAAAGTAAAAGGATACATCATACATGGTGGTGAAGTGGTAGAAGGTTGTACAGTACGTCCAGCCATTGTAGAAGTGACAGCACAGTGTGATTTGGTTAAGACAGAAACATTCGCTCCTATTCTATATGTGATGAAATACAAAGAATTAGATGAAGCCATAGATATACACAACGCAGTACCTCAGGGTTTGAGTTCGTGTATTTTCACAGACAGTGTTCAAGAAGCAGAAACATTTACTTCAGCAGTGGGTTCTGATTGTGGAATAGTAAATATTAATATAGGACCAAGCGGAGCAGAAATTGGTGGCGCATTTGGTGGTGAGAAAGACACAGGTGGCGGCAGAGAATCTGGTTCTGATGCTTGGAAACAGTACATGAGAAGAAGCACAGTCACAATCAATTACGGTAAATCATTGCCATTAGCACAAGGAATCAAATTCGGAGATTAGTATGAAAGGTTTTTACAAAGATCCAAATCTTATTTTTGATGTTGACAAAATGCAACAGGCACTCAAAGAAGTGGATTCCAGAGTGGCACGTCAATCGCCCTTGGGAGAACGAGATATCAATGCTATCTGTTTGACACAGATTCCAGGAGATCCCAATTCAATCACAGGTGGCAATGTGAGAGGACTGTTTTGGACCAAACCCGACAGCACCTATCAAGAAGTTCAAAGAGAAGAAAAAATAGATGAAGAGAAGTATTCGGAGTTTGTCAAACTGTTCGAAGACACCTATTTCAAAGAAATGTATGATGCCATCATCGAAAAATATCAACTTGGTAGAGTGAGATTGTTATGGAAACTGCCACGCACCACTTTGAGTTGGCACAGAGATCCGGAACCAAGATTACACATACCAATTGTGACCAACTACGGTGCCAGAATGTGTATAGATGAAGAGGTTCATCATATGCCAGCAGATGGTGGAGTATGGATCACCGACAACACCAAATATCACAATGCCTTCAACGGTGGTGAAGAAGACAGAGTCCACTTGGTGGCTACGGTTTTGAATTGTGATATGAGCATTTTTGCTTAATTTTGGTAAACCTACCCAATTGACTTTATCCACAAAAGAATGTATATTATGCTTAATATGTTAGACATAATAAAAAAAATGTTTTCAACTGATTCGAATATTGGAGAAGTGGCAAACATACAAAAAGGAGTTAGCGTAATGGCTAAAAGAAAAACAATGACTATACAAAAAAGAGTAGAAACTGCTTTATTAAACGGTGAAGCATTAACATCAAGTGCTATTAAAAATAGATTTGGTGCAGGTAATCCAGGTGCTGTAATTCAAGCATTAAGATTCAAAGGTTTACCAGTATTCTTAAACACTAACAAAAGAACTGGTGTTAAAGTTTACAGAACAGGTAAAGCACCTAGAGCGGTTGTAGGTTTAGGATACAAAGCATTAGCAAAAGGTATCTCTCTATAATTTATAGTTAGTAAACTTTGAAAAAAGGCGGCTTAGGTCGCCTTTTTTTATGGCTATCTAATCTGTTGACTTTCCAGTCAACATAGTATTAAATAGTGTTACGACGGCTACAAAGCCAATGCTAGAACTTACGAAGACTAGCGGTGAACTTGAATGCCATCTTGGTGAACAGTATTCGTGTACAACACGACTGGTGACAAGAGAGGTTGAAGAGGTGACGTTTCAGTTTCTACTAATCTAGTATTGACCAGCAACGGCAGATATAGACGCTCGGTTTATGACTCTGCCGGTTCGGCTAATGGTAGGCCGTCTCTTTCCGAAAGAGAATACGTTGGTTCGATTCCAACACCGGCAACCAAAAAAACGGTTGTGTGTTTGTGTTGACAAACACACCGTTTGGCTGTATAATGATAGTATGAGCGAATTTAAACAAGGTATATTCAATTTATTAAAACGCCTAATAGGTGGTAACAGTTTCACACTGGCGGCAATATACACCATAGGACACATTATTATTGCCATGATCTGTAACAATCTGATCACAGGTGCTAGATTTGATTTGGCGGCGGCAGATGCCATCATAGAACCCTTGATCAACGGTGTGTGGTTCTATGTGCTACACAAATTGTATCGTAAATTCACAGGCGATTCCAACGCCAAAGCATTCAAAGACTAAAAATCCGCATAATCATTGACATTTAAGTCAGTTGACTTTTTTGCATCAAGAAGTTATAATTTTATTAAGGCAAGTGAAGCCATAACTTATGGACAAGTGAAGTCCGCAAAAAGGACAATGTCAAATGATGACAACAAAAAGTCATGCTCAGACAATAAACGAGCAATACAATAAAACAGAATCCAATTTTATCAGTCTAAATGACAGATTAAAAGAAGCATTGGATCTATCACCTATGTACAACAACACACTCACAGCAGTGGTTGATGAATTCAAAAGAAGAAATACTCAATGGAAAAAATTTTCCGATCTTCATCTTTGCGAAGCAGTTCAAGTAGCAATGAAAGATATATGGATAGATACCACAATGCAGAGAAATGTGAACATGGAACACATCACAGATATTTTACAATACTTCAGCGAAACAATGGTAATGCCCATACAGGTGTACAAAGATGAAGATAGATACATTGCCTGGGACGGACAACACACTGCCATAGTATTATACATTTTGCTGACTAGAGTGTTTGGTGAAAGACTGGCAGACGCTATTGTGCCTGTGGTGGTATATTCAACCAAACAGAAAACAGAGATACGTAGAAACTTTATCTTGTTGAATGGTAATGCCAAGAAACCTTTGGAGTTTATAGACATATACAAACAGCAGGTGTATGGTGTTAAGGTAGATGGATCCAATGATCCTGAATGGACAGCAACCGCACAGAAGAATGATTACTTCGCAGAAGCAGGATTATTTGTAACCAACAATAAATTTGGTGATGAAGATCAACCTGGTGCTTTCACACTGTTGGCAGATACCTTAATGAGTAAATCATTGAAGACAAGAAAAGATTCAGCAGTGGCAAAAATGTTTGCTCAATACTGGACCTATCTCAATCAAAAACGTCCTGTGGATCCCAAGGAGGCTAGGCAATTGTTTGAATATTTTAATCTATGCCATGAACAAGACATCAACGTGGATGAGCAATATCTTCTGGATTTTGTGGCATTCACCAAAGAATACTTTGAAGCAGACTTCAGTCCCAATGGACCTTTTTGGCAAAAAGTCAGTCAAGCATACACTAACTGGTATGTGAAAAAGAATGAAGGCACAGATGATTTGGACAAAGATGGTAACATCATTGTGAGAGGGTTCACAACAGAGATGAGATGTGGACTGCCTTTCATAATTGCTCAAATCAAAAAGAGCACCAAACTGAAAGCACCCAAGTACACACCCAACAATGGTTTCGCAGTTAGTAAGGATATGTTATGGTAAAATTGAGAGACCCAAACAAAGACGAACGTAAAAGTATTGCGGTGCTGAAAGAACAGCATCGCAAAAACAAAACCTGTGCGTTGGTGGATTGTGATGAACCCATATCGGTTTTTGAAGGACCTGGTTCAGATTCATTGTGTAGAGCACATCAATTGGAGTGCGTGGAATATGGTGGTATGGGTAAAGCAGAAAGACCACACACATTCTACAGAGGTTGGGAGTGTGCCAATTGCGGATATGATCCTAGAACAGATGTTTTAAGATTTGGACACATAGAAGATGAGTACCACAAACTGAGAGCCATGCGTGGTGTAATGCATGGAGACCATATACACCTAAAAAGCAGAGGTGGAAACGACTCCAAAAGCAACATACAAACCCTGTGTGTACTGTGTCATATGGCAAAAACCTATGGTGAAAAGGACTATTTAGGGCAAAAAAAGTTATCCACAGACTAAAAACCCGCATAAACATTGACGTTTTTGACCAATCTTTTTGGTTGACTTTTTGGTACCTTAGACATTATAATTAAATTATAACAAGGCAACAAACAAAGAGGCACAAAATGACATACGTAATATACAGAACAGACACAACAGAAATAGTAAGCGAAAAACAATATGCTTACAGAGGACAAATCCACAAAACATTAGGACACGCAAAAGCATCTTTAACTAGAATCCGTAAGAAGTTCGCGGAAGGTTTTGCTAAAAAAGAACCATATTCAACTTTCAGATTTAAAGGTTTAGGTTTACACGAAAATGGTAAAACTGGCAGACAAGCAGAAGGTGAACTGACAGGCGAAATGGTTGAGATGAAAATCGTGGATTTAGAAACTTACAGAAAGTCAATCGAAGCAACTGAGATCGTTTACAGCATATTTGACAAGGATCAAAAGAAACCTATCAAACAGAGTGTAAACACTCCGCACTTTTTATCACCAAGTTCAGAAACATATTGGAGTATGTAATGGATATAAAAAGTACAGAAAAATATTTAGAAACAATAATGAATCAATTCAGCAACAACTATAAAAAAGGAAACACAATGTACCAAGAAGATGTAAAAGAAGATGTTAAAAAAGTAGTAAAATTTGTAAATGCAAAAGCAGATCCTGCCAAGATATGGGAAGATGCTTGGAAGACGGCTGTGAAGGCAGTGGACGACTATATGGTGGGTAAAGAAGAACCTATGTACTGTGGCTTCGCCAATGTATCAATCAGACCTGCGAGAGGTAAATTTGTTACATATCTTAAGAAGCAAGGTATTGGTGATTCTGGTTGGAATGGTGGATACAGAATATCTTACTATGACATTATGCCACCTGTACACAAATACAGACACACTCAATCAATGGACATCAAGGAAGTGGCTTGTGATGCCTTTGCTAAAGTATTAGAAAACCAATATGGATTGACTGCATACAGTGAAAGTAGAGCAGATTAATTGGTTGACTTTTTGGTCATCAGAAACTATAATAATAACATAAGGCAAACAAACTAAGGCAACAAAAGGGCACAAATGAAAAACACAATATACTTACTAGAAGGCACTTACAGAAACCGAACTGTAGAGAACCAAACTTTTCAACTTGTAAAAGGCTACCAACCTCATCCACACAAACAGGGTGGTTTTATCACAGTTAAAATAGATGACTTGGATCAATATCCAGGTGCTACAAAAAATCAAATCAGAATCAATGTGGAAAACGAGAATCAATTGAGAGATTCTGCTCCAGAGCAACCCAAAGAGGAGTCAGATGCTGAAACTGTGGAAAGAATGAGAAAGAGATTCACAATCCTAGACAGTATGACTAAGGCTTGTAAAAAAGGTGATGTGAGAGCAATGATTGTTTCAGGACCTCCAGGTGTTGGTAAATCCCACGGTGTTGAAACTGTGTTGGACAGATACGGAGTTGTGAGCACATTAGGTAACACAAAACCTAAATATGAAATTGTTAAAGGTGCTATGAGTCCGATTGGATTGTACTGTAAACTGTACAACTATTCAAATGCTGACAATGTGTTGGTGTTTGATGATTGTGATTCAATTTTATTGGATGATTTAAGTTTGAACATATTGAAGGCGGCACTGGACTCTAAAAAAGTGAGACGTATCTGTTGGAACACAGACAGTCATATGTTGAGAAGAGAAGGTGTGCCTGATAGTTTTGAATTCGCTGGTTCAGTGATATTCATTACCAACATAAAATTTGACAATGTGAAGAGCAAAAAATTAAGAGATCACTTGGAAGCATTGGAAAGCAGATGTCATTACATAGACTTGACAATAGACACAATTAGAGAAAAGATTTTGAGAATCAAACAGATTGTGACAGATGGTATGTTAAAGTCTTATGCTTTACCTACAGAAACTGAACAATCAATTGTGGCTTTCGTAGATGAATACAAAAGACAGTTGAGAGAAATCAGTCTTAGAACTGTGTTAAAAATTGCTGATTTGGCAAAAGCATTTCCAGAAAATTGGAAAGAAATGGCAAAAAGCACAGTGTTGAAACCGGTATAGGAGATTGACAATTATGGTAAAAGATAATAAAATTAACAAAATGAGAACACAACCGCAAGATGTTATTGCTAAACTAGAAGCAGACAATAGTAGACTGGCTAAAGAAAAGATATTGCTGGATGCTATGAACGAAGGTCTGGATGAATTCTTTGAAGGATTGAAGATGTGTTTGGACAAACTGTACACATTTGGAGTCAAACAAGTGCCTATCAAAGATGATGTTATTTCAGCACAAGGTTGTAAATGGGAAATTTTTAAAGAACTGGCTGAAAAATTACACGCAAGAGAACTAACAGGACACGCGGCAAGAGATGCCATTAACCTTGTGATGAGTTCTGCCACTGCTGAACAGTGGAATGGTTTCTACAGAAGAATATTGATTAAGGATTTAAGATGCGGAGTTTCAGAAAAAACTGTGAACTCTGTGGCTAAAAAGAACAAGTTTGGCAAGTACATGGTGCCCGTGTTTACTTGCCAACTTGCCCATGACTCAACAAACCATGAGAAGAAGTTGGTGGGCGAGAAGATGTTGGAAGTGAAACTGGATGGCGTGAGAGTGATTACTATTGTGTATCCAGATGGCAAAGTTGATATGTTCAGTCGTAATGGCAAAGAGTTCACAAACTTTGGACACATACAAGAACAAATATCTAAAGTAGTTAAAAACAGTCCTCCACCATATCCTGTGGTGTTGGATGGTGAAGTGATGAGTGAGAACTTTCAGGACTTAATGAAACAGGTACACAGAAAAGAAGGTGGCAATGCCAAAGATGCTGTGCTTCATTTGTTTGATTTCTTACCATTGGAAGACTTCAAAAAAGGCACATGGGACAAGAGTCAGACTTTAAGAACACAGATGTTGAAGGCATGGTATGAACAGCACAAAACCAATTTAAACGCCGTTACAGTGCTGGACCATGAAATTGTGAACTTAGACACACCTGAAGGTCAAAAGACGTACACAGAGGTGAATAAGAGGGCAGTAGAAGGTGGTTATGAGGGTATTATGATTAAAGATACCAATGCTCCATATGAATGTAAAAGAAGTCATGCTTGGTTAAAATTGAAGCCGTTTATTGAAGTCAGTTTGACTGTGAAAGCCACAGAAGAAGGCACAGGTAGAAATGTGGGCAAACTGGGTGCTTTAATTTGTGAAGGTGAAGATGATGGCAAACTGATTAAAACTAATGTGGGATCTGGTTTGACAGATGACAACAGAGATGAATTTTGGAAACACAAGGATCAATTGATTGGTCAGATAGTGGAAGTGAGAGCAGATGCTGTCACAAAGAATCAGGACAGTGAAACAGAATACTCATTGAGATTTCCAAGATTCATGAGATTCAGAGGATTTGAAATTGGCGAAAAAATCTAAAAAGCATATGATTACAGGTTACGAAAATATTAAATTAACGCAATGGGATGGGCCTCCATACTCATACTCAGTAAAGGTGAATGGCACACTGAAAAGAATGCAGGGATTTGATGAAGATCACATTAAAGAGCAACTATGGCCTAGAAAACCCAAAATGATAAAAAAATTGAAAGATGATAATTGATAAGATAAAACAGATGGGTGAAGAACTTTCCATGTTGGATGGACATGAGAGATTACAATATCTAGTGGACAAAGCACGTGAAGTTGAACCTTTACCTGAATCTGCTAAGATAGAACAGAACAGGATTCATGGTTGTGCCAGCAAGTTATGGATTATAGGTGGTGCAGATAGTGAAAATAAAATGAGATATCATGCTGACGGTGATGCCTTCATAACCAGAGGCACTGCCAAGGTAGTGACTGATTTGGTTAACGGTTGTCACAAGAGTGAAGTTGCCCATTGCACTGTGGAAAGTTTTACTGATTTAGGTATTAAAGAATTACTCACAGCACAAAGACAAAATGGACTGGGTGAATTGATTAACAGAATAATAAGGATAGCACAGAATGCCTAAAGAATTAGAAATTATCAAAAAAGCAATGGCTGATAATAAAAAAGTTTTTTTAAAAGAGATGAAACAAATCAACGATAAGATTGATAATTTGGATACAAGATTAACCAAACACATCGATTTTATTGAAAAAGTTTATATGCCTTTACAAAACAGCATAGACAAATTCAAACGTTTTTTTAAGTAGGAAGAAAATGTACAAGATAATAAAATATATGTTGCCGGAACTGTTCAATGAAGACAAAGCATTTCAAGGTGGCATACCCAAAGTGACTAGATTTCAGATACTGATGGTGCTGGCAACCATGTGGGCTTTTATATTTGCCCTAATCACACAGAGTTTTATCAGTATTGGTATTAATATCACAACCAGTTTGATAGCACACGCATTGGTGATAGGTGGCATCATATTCACCAGAAAGAATCTAAACATTAACTATAAATTTGATTCATATCACAGTGTGGGCAGACAGAGAGGTTATACTTGGGCAAGGGACAAGCAAGGTAATCCCTACAAGGTACCACTTGATCCCAACGATCCTGGGGGAGAACACGAATAATGAAGTACAATCCTTTCGACAGTTTTGATTGTAATTGGAGTCAGTATTTCAAACCCAAAAAGAAAAAGGCAAAAAATGGAAAAAACAAAACCAACAAGTCAAGAAAAACAAGAACTGGTAGATAATATCAAGCACGGATTCAGACCCGAGGACGTGTTGATCAGAATCACACCTCAACACAAGAAGAGCATCACTCAAGAGGTTCAACTGTACAATGTGCCCGCAAATGAGCCAGGTCACAGATTTGTGATAGTTCAGGAAACTTACCGTTGGGGTTATGGCTACAAGGAAGGTGATGACATGAATTGGCCCAATCAGTTCAAAACTAACCAACACTACTGTGACAGCACAATAGGACACGGTGCTGAACTGGACGATTTGATTGGTGTATGGTTTGATTATGATGGTGATTGGACCGATGAGCAGAAAGAAGAGTTTGAAGATCATTGGTACAATGGTGATCCCGAAGACGATGATGGCAGATCAGGCATGGCATGGTTGTATGACTATCAGGACTACTGGCAGATCGAAGAAGAGAATCTGATCATTGATGGTCCATTCAAATATGATATCATTGACAAAACTCAATACAATAAAATTTACATAGAAAATTGGCAACCAACAAAGACAGAAGATGATAAAGAAAGTATCAAGTAAAAAGAAAAAAGAGTTAGTCAAAGCCATAAAGAATCCCAACAGATATTTCAGGTTGGACTTTGGTAGATATGGCGGTGAAGTTGCCATGGGAGAGATCACCAAAGAACAGTACACATTCTGGGAAGGCAAGGATGAAGAATTTGCTGACCATATGAGAAATATAGAATTCGAAGATCCAGAGGTGTACAATAAAGGAGTGCCTGTTGAAGCAAGAATAGACAAACCTTTTTACGACTTTGAAGACATCTGTCACCTCAGTGGTCCAGAATGGTCAGAAGGACAAATAATGACTATTACAGAAGTGGACAAAGACGGCAATGCATTACGCAATGATGACGGCACATACATGGAAGATGAACAGCATGAGTTGGGTACCCTGGTAGACAAGGGTGCTGAAATAGATTGTAAAGCCGAGCATTTGGTGGATTCAGAATCGTGCAAAGACAAATACTATTTCTTTGGACAATATTTCAACAAGGGTGGCTGGTACACAGAAGGTTTGATCAAAACTGATCACAGGGGTTTTGATTTTAAGAAACTTAAAATTGACTATGAAAATGCTGACGGGTTCAGAGTGTTCAGTCACATCACCTACAATGGTGAAGAAATGTTTCTTGAAGAAGACTCAACCGGCAAAAGTTCTTGTTTTTATGTGATGGAAGGAGATGATGTCTAATGATTAGACACGAAATATTTCCTGTGCCCATTTGGCAGTTTGAAAACAAAGATTCAAACACTGTAAAGCAAACACTGGTTCCACTATTCAAAGAAATTGAAATGAAAAATCCCAATCCCAATGTGAAATATACGGTGGATGGGTACACAAGTTTCGGACCCATCACAAATATTTTAGATTACGACGAATGTAAAGATTTAAAAAATTTTATCATGGGCAATGTGGTAGAAGCAGTCAAAGATCTAGGATTGGAAGGTTATTGTAATCTAACTGGCAGTTGGTTCAACATCAATAGAAAATACAGCAGTCATGGTGAACACAATCATATTCCAGACACCATCAGTGGAATATATTATGTGCAGGCTGATGAAGAGGATGCTAGAATCAGTTTCCATGATCAAAACAAAAGCAGTAATTGGCCTTGGAAGAGTGGAGTGATAGATAGTGCTTACACTAAAAATATTGTGAGTTTCCAACCAAACACAGGTAGACTGTACCTATTTCCCAGTTACATCACACATTCAGTAGAACAACAATTGAAAGATCAAGAAAGGGTAAGCATCAGTTTTAATGCTTATGTACAGTGATGGAGTTAATTGTGTTTGCCACTGTGTTTACATTATTGGTCTTGCTGACAGGATGGAGAGGACCTAGAATATGAAATCATTCACAGTTGAAATAAGAACAGGCGACAAAGTGGAAGTGGGACGTTTTAGAAATGTACAAGCCACTGTTAAATCCATTGAAACAGATGAACATGGACAACCTGTTATTGTTACTTCCAAAGGCAAAAAGAAGTTGTTCAGTTGTAGACTGATGAAGTTGTCACCTGGAGCAAAAACCCCAAAACAGATCCTTTTAGAAAGAAATCGAAAGAAAAAGTCTTGATTTTTACTTCAAGAGACTATATATCAGTTATAGTATGGAAGAAACTCAAGAAATAAAAAGACCCACAATACAAGAACGAATCAAAAAAAGAGTCCACGAGATATTGGAACCTATTGAAGATTGGTTGGATAGATATCTAACACACCCAGACAAATTCAATCCAGACAAATTCAAATTGATAGACATATTTAAAAAACAACAAGTAGGTGGTGTTCATGCTAGAAAAATAATGGAAATGTATGAACCACAATATCAAGAGTACAAAGAACTATTGACACTGCGTTCTAAAAATTTACAGTTTAAAGAAATCACAGATGAAGAAGATCACGACTCTGATGACAGACAACTGTTGGAATCCTATGAAGATGTGGATGATGAAACAATTCAAAAAGGAATAAGAGCATATGATAATATCTTTGAAGCCTGTGACAGAATGATCGATATTGCCAATGCCAATCGTAAACCTCGCAAAAAGAAAGAAAAATCTCCAGAACAATTGGTGGCAAAAATGCAGTTCAAACAGCAAGATGAAAAGATGGGATTGAACAGCATCAATCCTGCTGAAATCATATATGCTGAACAACTGTGGGTGTACAATGTAAAAACAAGGAAATTGGGTCACTACATAGCAAAGACATTGGATCCCAGAGGAATGAATAGACCAGGCACAGGACTCACAGTCAAAGGCACATCCATCAAAGGATTTGATGAAGAAAACAGCATACAAAAGACCTTGAGAAAGCCCGAACAGCAGTTGAAGGAATTTGCTGATTCAGGCCCTAAAAAGGTGCTGGAATTCTATGATGCTATTAAAACCATAGGTGTCAAACTGAATGGTCGAGTGAATAACGAAGTGATTTTGTTAAGAGCAGTTAGATAAATAACTGTATATGAGCATTAGAGACGATATAATTTCAATCAAAAATGGTTTAGTTACACTGGGTGAAGCCATAGAAAACCTCAGTGTACACGCATCTGCTGACGAGCAAGTTGTAAATTCAAGCAAATCAATCAACTTTGCTGGCACAGACAAGAACCCTATATATGGCAAAGGCATTCAATGGAGTGGTTTCGGCAATACAAAAATGCTGAACTTTCAAAAAGATCCAGACAGACTGTGGAGTTCCAACACTGTTGATCTTCACAGAGATGCTCACTACTCAATTGACAACACTCTGGTTTTATCCACAGAAGAACTGGGGCCAACAGTCAAAACATCTAATTTAAGAAAAGTTGGTGTACTGAACGGATTAGCCGTAAATGGCGACATGAACATAGATCAATTTGTGTTCTGGAACTCAGGCATGAACAGAATGGGTATTGGTATAGAACAATCCAATGGTCAGTTATCAGTGGCATCCAACTATGTAGAATTTTTTGTACAACCAAATGAAGTTGATGCTGAAGTGGGCACATACACCACTCATGATTTAAGAATTCAAACAGACAGCACAGACAGAATAGTGGTCAAAGCCAATGGCGATGTGACTATCGGAACTGCTGGTGGTACAGACAAAAAAGTAAAAATACACGGCAAACTTGGAGTTGGTATCAACAACATCAGAGATGATGCTAGTTTTGAAGTTGCTGGTCCTGTGAGAATGGATGGAAAAAGATTCAGTGTTGCTGATGATATACCCACAGTGGGTGTGCATCAAAAAGGTGACATTGTTTGGAACTCGAATCCAATAGCAGGCAGTGTCGTTGGTTGGATCTGTGTTCTAACAGGTACACCAGGCGAATGGAAAAGTTTCGGAAATATTTCTCAATAAAAAAATCAGTAGGCATTTGGACATGGCTAGGACGTGTGGCTCCCTTGACTGCACTGTTCCTGTTGTGCATTGTGTTGGTGTTTGATTTCACCACATGGGTACACTATCTTGTTTCAGCCATAGCATTAACATTTGCCATCACAGCATTCACTTGGTGGTGGTGGGTGATCTATGCTGTGAAGGACATATTCAAACTGTTGAATGATGCCAACAAGCGATTCAGTGAAGTGTTGACTGAATTAAAGTCTATCAGAAAAGATTACATCAAAAAGAAAGACATCAAAAGACGCTAGTAACTGAACAGTTTGTTCTTGTAAGTCTCTGTTAAATTTTTATAATAATTCTGTTTGTTCAACACTTTCCTAGCAGATTGTAGTTTTTTTCTTTTCTGCACTAATATTAGATTGTGTTTGCCGTTGCCTGTGGCAATGCCTTTGATCTTGGTGTTGGCATCTTTGTGATCTGGCAGGAACACGTACTTGGGATATAAATCATTCAACTTATTCACATATGCTTCCAATTTGCTTTTGGACATTGTGGGCAACATGGCAAAGATGGTCACTTCTTTTCTGCACAGTTTGATGTCCACTTGATTTTCACTCATGAGATAAAAATCCCAACGAGCCTTTTTGGCAAAAGGACACAAACTCAATCCACCCAATTCTGCTCTGGGTTGGCTGATTCTTTTGATCCATGTTTCAATAAAAGAGTGTAAGGATTCAGTCATTGCGTAAGTATTTAATATGTTAGTGATTGGCAACGGCGAGAGTCGAAAAGGAATAGATGTATTAAGCCTAAATCTGCCCACCGTAGGCTGTAACGCAATTTTTAGAGACTTCAAGGTGGATCATTTGGTGTGCTGTGATAGGCGCATGGTACGTGAAGCACTTCAGAATTCCAACACTGAACAGAGTTGTATCTATACCAGACAAAATTGGAATGAAGAATTTAAAGTTTTTCCTGTGCCTGATTTGCCATATGTGGGAGAATTAAGACAGGATGATCCTTGGCATTGGGGAACAGGACAGTTTGCCATATTGGTTGCACTAAAAACTGCCACCACGGATTTGATTCATTTGATTGGGTTTGATCTGTTTGGTGTGGAAGGTTATGTGAACAATGTGTACAAGGACACAAAATCCTATGATCCCAGTTCCAAATCACAGGTGGATCCTTCCTATTGGATTTACCAAAATCAAAAAATATTCGAAAATTTTCCTAAATATCAATTCAATTACTATGTGGAAGAAAACTTTCCAATTCCAGAAAGTTGGCAAGGCATACCAAATTTGAAAATAATACCATTGACAGACTTGGAAAAAAATATTATAATCTAACTATGAGGACTTTTACAACGTCGACCCTCTTTAAATACTCCGCCGTTACAAAAGGAGAAAAATATGAGTAAACATTATAGTACAAAACATTACGGACACAACATTGGGTTGAGTGCTGTTTTTAGACAGCCAAACGCAGATCATTCACATTGTCATCTACTGCATGGTTACAGTCTAGCATTTACATTTACGTTTGGATGTGATAAATTGGACAACAAAAACTGGGCTGTGGACTTTGGTGGACTAAAACCTTTGAAGGCTTGGCTCGAAGATCATTTTGATCATAAAGTTGCAGTAGATAAAAACGATCCACACTTGGATAAGATGCGTGAACTTGAAGCAATGGATCTAGCAGAGATTAGAGTATTTGATGGTGTAGGTGCAGAAAAATTTGCAGAACACGCCTTTAACTTTGCAGACAAATTGATTAGAGAACAAACAGATAATAGATGTTATGTGGTTAGAGTGGAGTGTGCTGAACATGGAGCCAATTCTGCTATATACGAAGCATAATGATCAACTACATTGTTTGTTTAAAATGGGGTAACAAATACGGTCCAGAGTATGTGAATACACTGGAACAGATGACTCGCAGATATTGTACACTGCCGTTTGAATTTGTGTGCTTCACTGAAAATCCCACAGGACTTAATCATACAATTAAAATTATGCCACTGCCTACATCATATGGTGTGAACGGATGGTGGCACAAACCTTTGTTGTTCAATCCCAGTTTGCCTTTAGAAGATCCAAAAGGCACAATACTTTATATAGATTTAGATGTGATTGTGTTTAGAAGCATAGACAAACTGTTCACATACAAACCAGGGGAGTTCTGTGTGATACGAGATTTCAATAGATGCAATAATCCAAAATGGAACAAATTCAACAGCAGTGTGGTGAGATGGAATATTGGTCAGCATCCACAAATTTACAGAGACTTCATAGCAAATCCATCCTCTCCTGTGCGTAGATTTCATGGAGATCAGGATTGGTTGTATGCCCAAGTGAAACGAGATTTTAATTTTTGGCCCGATGAATGGATACAAAGTTACAAGTGGGAAATGCGTGGCAAGCCTCCCATGGTGCGTAACAAGGAAGGTATAAAAGATTTTATATCACCAGGAGTGCCAAAGATACATCCTGAAACTTCTATAGCAGTGTTTCATGGAGACCCTCAACCCAAACATTGCCAGGATCCCTGGTGTAAGGAGAATTGGAAATGAACTACAACATAGCAAATATGTTCGCAACACCTGTACTTAGGTTTGATTTTAAAGATCACAAAGACAATGATAAAATTTTAAAACTGATTGAAAACTGGGAAACTAAACCTCATGGTCTTGTTTCTGGTGCTGAAAGCAGTTATTTAAAAGGAGATCAACACATACTGGATCATGATGATGTTAAAGATTTAAAAGCAGAATTCCAAAAAGCAGTTGAAGTGTATTGCGACAAAGTAGGATTACCGAACAATATTAAAATATCTATGAGTTGGTTTAATAAATTAAGCAAAGGTCAAAGTGTTCAACTGCACAGACATGAAGTAAGCATAGTGAGTGCCGCATACTATCCAAAAGTAGATCAAGGCAGTGTTGG